CCATTGTTTATTTTTTAATTACCTCTTTTAATAATTCTTTTATTTCAAATAATTCTTGTTTTAGAATATTTATTTCTTTTATTGTACTTCTTATTTGATCGCCTTGTTGTTCACGTGATTTAATTCTATTCATATATAATTGATATTCATTTTTGTTTGTATTAACAATAGCATTTGATTTTACATCTCTAATTAAATCTTCATGTCCCATTACTTTTAATTTCATACTATACCGCTAATGCTATTCCTCTTAAATCCCTTATAATTGGAGGATAAGAAGAAATAGTTCCTTTTAAAACTACTTTTAATTGAAATGCTGAAAATTCTAATAAATTATTAGCTGAATATTTGTATTCTTTAAATACATTTGCACTTTCAGGAGGAGTAACAGTAATATCTTCTTGTCCTTCTGAATTAAAAGGAATCCAAGATAACTCGTTTATGTTTCTTACTTCCGATGAACTTGATACACGGTAAAAAACTCTAATTTTTGAAGTTGCTGGCACGTTTGCTGTTAATCTTATATCCAATGCACTAGAAGAATTTTCTAACGTTGTTATTTTAGTACAATAAACGGCCGCTGTTGATGTACCAGTATTTGCTATATCACTTATAAAATTAGGTGTATTTCCAACTGTTGGATTGTTTAATCTATTTTGAATTGCAACCATACTGATTCTTGAAGTATCTAATACAGGAGATACTTTTGTATTTGTAGTATTTAAAGTTAAATTTATAAACAAAGATTTAGAACCTGACATTTCATTTGTTTGATTTATAGAACTTGCAACCATTTTTGGTTCTGTAAAATATATATTATCAGAAGCAATTATATTAATTGCTTTATTTGCACTTTGTAAACTAAATTCTGATTCTGTACCATGTATAGATTTTCCTGTAGTTGCTCTTAAATCATAAAATATTGAAGTACCAGCTACCGTTAAAACTCCAAGGTTAGTACAAGCTACGTCAAATAATCTATTTTCCGTTGCTCTAATAACTGAACCTCCAACATCTCCTGTAGATGTAGCCGTTCCAGCAGTTGTAATATCGTAACTGTCTAAAGTTATATTTGAAATAAATGTGTAAGTTCCGTTTATTTGTGTATGTAATATTCCATTATATGTTCCAGCAGGCACACCTGAAATAGTAACATTATTATTTGCACCATGCATACCATGATTTTTATGGAACACTCTTATAACTCCTGAACCACTTGTAGTTCTTAAAGAATTTAATGGTAAAGTTTTTAAAGGTAATTCGTCATTAACTAAAGTAACAACACCAGTTACGTTTTCGAATTCAGCTCTTCTTATTCTAAATTTTAAATCTTCATTTTGTTCAGCAGTCCAAGTTGAACCATTTTGAGATTTGAAGAAAACTCCTGCATAAGGATTGGCAGATATTGTTCTATCAGAACCAACTTGTGTATCTCCAACTCTAGCCACCCAAGCATTATAATTATCGCAATTTGATAATAAACATAAGCAATATTCCGTTTTTTCTTGTAGATAAACTGGAGATGGAAAAGTAAATTTTGTAGCTACAGTAGAGTCAGCACTTATACTTACAGAGCTTGGATTTAGTACAACTTCACTAAATGGTAATATCGTTCTTGAAGGATATCCATTTACAACTTCTCTTATTTGTAATGTAACTGGAATATTAGCATCTTTAGATTGAAAGAATATATCAACAGAAGTTGCAAAAACTCCGCCATCATCATCTACTAAAAATGTTTGAGCAATAGGGTCAATCCAACCCACGACTTCAGTTGTTGTTCTTGTTGATGCTCTTGTAATATTTCTAGTATCGTTTACAGTTTGTCTTACTAATTGGGCTTCTCTAGTTGATACAATTGTATTTTGTACAGTTTCTAAAGAGCCTCTAGCAATGTAATCTGCTTCAGCAGAAGTTTCAACATCTGTTGTTGAATTTGTAACTGAACTAGTTAATCTGAATACTCTTTGGCCTGTTCTCCATCTAGGGTTATTATCATTAGTTGGATCAGGTATAGCGAATGTTCCTGTTACGGCACCGTTTGCATCTGTAACTATATTTCCACCTAAAGAACCACCTGTAGGAGTAATATATGAAGTAATAGCAACGTTATCAAAATAAGCATATACTCTTGTATTCGGTTTCATTCTTGTAGCAGTAAAAGTAATTGTTCTACTTCTTATGAAAGGTATAAATGCTATATTTAATACTCTATCACCTAAAGAAGTTCTTACAACTTGAGGAACTAAAGCGGATCTAATACCTGTTCTTGTTTGAGAAACGGCTTGAGTTGAAGTTGTTGTAACATCAGCTACCCAAGGTCTCCTTCCACCTCCTCCTGCATCTCTAGTACCACCTCGTTCTACAGTTTCTACCGGAGTACCTTGCCAAAAATCTTGCCATTCATTCCATACAGTGTCTATTTCTACACTGTCTAAGTTAGGATTTCCTAAACCAGCTACCATTGTATCAAAAGAACCTGATTGATTTATTAATAAATCGGGAACTCTATTTGTTTCTTTCCATTCATCGCCTGGAGGATTAAGTGTAACTGAACCAGCCCATGTAAAAATATTAAAAGGATTTACATTTACATATTTACTTGCATATGATTGTTCTATCATACTCACTTCTGAATATGGTAAAGTAATTAAATCTCCAGTTTTTTGATAGTTTGCTGCCGTTCTATCTGATTGAATAATAGTTGTGCCATCGTCATCTGCTTCAATTAATTGTATTGATTCAGAATTAAACATTGGTCTTACAAAACCACCTGACATATCCATAGAAACTTTATAGTCAACATTTCCAGTATCACCAATGCCGTGTCCTGTAAAGTTATCTACGATAAATCCATTTTTAAACCTATCAAATCCTTCTGCGTCTTGTATTTGTAAAGATTGAGCTTGAGTTTCTAGTAAAGACAATTGAGTGTAATATTCTACGTTCTCAATTCTTTTTTCTAAACGGCCAATATCTCTCATAGTATATCGTTTATTATCTATTTGTTTTATCTTCAAATCTTTTACATCTATAGTATAAGGATTTAAAAATAAAGTATAAAGATGCATAGCATTATCAATATTTTTTGGCACGTTAGGAAGATAAGCGCTTGCTCCTTCTACTACTTTAAAACTGCCGTTTTTATCTAAAAATATTTTATCAATTCGTGATAAATAAAATTCAAAATCAGTTAAAACATCAGAATTAAATTTTATTGGATCTACAGTTGAAGCACCAGTGCCACTATAAAATTTATGATTTGTAGAACCTATAATAGTAGAAGCATCATCTACTCTTGGTCTAAAATCTAAACAATCTCTTAAATCAAAAAGTGTACCTGAAGTATCAGAAGTGTATGAAGGAATATTTGTATAAGTTATAGTGCCTGAATAAGAATCAACATCAAAATAGTCTCCTGCACCATGAGAAAAATAATCAAAATTAATTAATAATTGGCCTATTGGTTGAATAGCTCCAGTTTTTAATTTAATACTACCTATATCGTAAAAATTATCTCTTTGACCTGTATCTAAATCAAATCTTGACGTAATATTTGTATCGCTAGTTGTTGCAGGTGTGGCAAAATTTGCTGACATATAAACTGCATTTAATTTAAACACATCTGCTTTTGCTAATCCTATTGCTCCAGATTGTATTATTGTCTGAGAAGAAATAGCAACGGATGAAGCTAAATTTAATGTTTTTGTTTTTGATCCAGCACTTGTTCTATTTACTGTTGCTAAAATTTTTATCTTTGTACTTGAATAAGGAGCTCCAAAATTTAATGTAAGTGTTTTGCCTGTAGGAGAACCACCTAATGTAAATACACCAGCACCTGATAAACTTAATACGTTACCTACTACTGAAGTGCCTGCGGCTGACATAACAGAAACAGTATAATCTCCTTCATCTAAAGAATTAAAAGTTTCATTTGTGCCTGCTGTAATTGATGCCGAACCTGAAGATAATGTTACTACATATTGCCTTCTTACTTTAAAACTAGTATCAGTCAAACCTGCGTTTGAAGTTGTTTTTAAAGTTTTAATATTACTGTATGGTAATTTAAATATTGAAATATTTTTATTAGACCCTTGTATTTTTGCTCTTTTTCTTGTTGCTACTGTTTTTGTAGAAACATCAGAAGCTCCAACAGGAGATGATAATTCTAAAATATTATTAGACGTTATAGATTCGATTGTTCTTTCTACCGTGTTACCTGCGTCTGTTGTAAATTTAATTCTATCACCTATTCTTAATTCTGTATTAAATAATGTACCAAATCCTGTAACAGTTGAACCGCTATTTGCAACTGATAAATTTCCAAATACTGGATAATTATCGCCATATGTGTTATCTAAAGCTGCATCAGCTGTAAATGTAGGAGATCCTGCCATACCAATTTGTTTTACAGAAGATAAATCGAAAGACTCACTGCCTTTATATCCATATCTATCTTGTTGTATAACAGCTGTTAATCCTGATGTACCTCCCGTAAGTGTTTCTCCTGCAATAAAATTTCCTTTAACATCATCTAATACTACAAGTCCATGTGATAATGTTGGTGCAGAAACATAACTTGTTACGGTTACTGGATTTACTCCTGATGCATCATATAATTGAAATGTGTTTGTTGTAGGATTTTTAACTGTATAAACAGTAGCCGTAGATACAACTGTAGAATTAACAGAATAAACTCCTCCTGTTAAAGTTATTTGCATACCCTCTTTAAGTGAATGTGATGAAAGAGAAACTTCTCCTGGACTGGCAACTGAAATACTAGATACTGAAGAAATTTTTACTGCTGTTTCTTGTTGTATTAAACCTGTAGCACCTGAACCTGATCCTGTAACTTTTTCTCCGTTAGTAAAACTAACACCTGTTAAAGTATCTATATGTGTAAACATTTCTATATCAAATAGATAATGTCGGTATATTGCACTTGTTAATGCTGAACTTGAAAATATATTTGCAGAAGCAGGTCCTGTAACATATTGGAATCCTCTTGTTTTAGCTCTACCAATTTTAGGAACAGATACTCCAAAGGATACTCTTTCACTGCCTCTTACAACAGTAAGTCCGTTATATAAATTTACATTTTTAAATGCTTCTGTTTCTCCTGAAACAAAAGAAATATCGGGAGAACCAAATACGTTTGTTACATTGATAAAATTTTCTACATCAAATCTAGTATTAAATGCATTTTGAGTTTCAAAATCTCTTGCTTTATTTACATTTAAAAAAGTAGTACCTATAGTTTCTATTTCAAAACCTCTTACGTAAGCTTTTCCTGGAGATAATCCTACAGCTAGTTTTGATTCAACTCCACCATTACCTGAGCTGTAAATACCTCTATTGTTACCACTTATTAAATGTTCTCTCACATCTAAATCGAAGTCTTTTACGGAGTAATCTCCTGATTCATCAAACGTTCTTCTTGCTAATGTATCTTCTAATATTGAATAATTTGTAGAACGAACTTGATTTTGTCTTATACCATTTTGCAATCTTAACAATTCAACAAAATTACTATCTGTATTTGAAGCTATTAATCTCTTACTAAGAACTAAATTTATTTTAAATCTATTTGCTCCTGGTGCATTTATATTTGATGAACCATTTGCATTATCATTTAAAGATGTATCATCATTTGAAGTAATAATACTTTCTACTATATCAACACCTACTCTATAACTTGGTGTATCTGTGTACTTGTCTAATATTATAGTTTGAGAAGTTACTTGAACAAAAAATCCATTAATATAATAAACTCCTTCTGCTATAGATGCTGCTGAACCTGTTGCAACTCCTGATACAACTGCTGAAACTGCTGTTGCTACTCCATTTATAGTTGCTGTACCTGAAATAGTTTCACCTACTGTAAATGCTGTTGAAGTCTTAGAAGTTCCTGAGTCTAAGTATTTTACATAAATTGTGTTTGGATCTATACCATCAGTGATTACAGAATTAACACAATCTGCTCTTACACCTGAAGTAACACCAGTAAAAATAGTATTTTGTAAATTGGCTAAAGTTGCTGTTCCTGAAAAACTTGTTAACTTAACTGCGTAATAGTTTGTATCAAAAGTTATTTCACCTGGAATAACCATTGCATTTTTTTCAAAAACATGGTCTCCAAATCTTTCAACTTGATTTTGTAATATTGTTTGTGATTGAGTTAATTCTCTTGCTTGAACAGCAACACCTGGTCTGTAGAGTATTCTATGAAATTTTTTATCTTCATTAAAATCATCAAAGTGAGGCGAGAGATTAAAGTCTGTTGGACTTGGCATTTTTCTCCTTAAAACTCAATTACTAATTTAATATTTTCCGTCTGATCTGCGGCCCTTGTTATTGGCGCTCTATTTTCAATATATAAAACATCACCTTTATGTATATCTAGTTCTGCACCTCTATAACCATTTGTAAATGTAATTTGATCCGCTGTTTCACTTGCTACTGCACTAGGAGTAGCTGTAGCAGATGAAGTTGATCCTGTAATTATATTTGTGCCACTAAAAGCTGTTAAATTACCATTAGAATCTAAACCTTCACTATTAAATCTTGTTTGTATGTAATGTAAAATTCTGTTTGCTGAATCCCATTCAACAACTTTACCTGTAGCTCCAGTTGATGTTTGAGTTATTGTTTCATCAGTTAAAAAAGTTCCTGGTGTAGGAGAAGCTGCAATTCTAATTGCTTTTGTACCTCTCAAAGTATTTGCTGTGGCTAAAGTACCGCCTGAAAAAGGATTTCTAATTAAAACTATTTTTCTAAAATCGTTTTCTGCTGTAAAATCTCCTGTGCTTGCTGATTCTGTTCCCTCTAAACTTATATTTAACATTACAAAAAAACCACCTAGTTCTGATACGGCATTAAATCCATGTCCACCTTTTGGTGATATAATAACATCTAATTCTGAATTTATTAAATTTGTTGATCCTGCTGTAACAATATCCGCATTTCTTATGTAACCAAAAGTGTAATTTGTACCTGCATTTGTTACTGTTACTGATGATATAATACCTGATGCTACAACTACTGTTACTGTTCCGCTTGTGCCATCTCCTCTTATAGGTATATTTGTAAATGTTCCGTTTGTTCCACCTGTTCCTGTGGATTTAATTTTTACCACGTTTATAGAACCGTTAACAGCAGCAGATGATACTGTAGAATTTGTTTCTACTGCCATGTAATCTGTAGATAAAAAATTAGCTTGTTGTGTTGAAGATAAAGTGTACATATATTTCCACTTATAACCATCTCCTGTGGTTAATACAGCTGTTGAAGTACCTGTTGGTTCAATTGTTGATTGTGCATTGTTATTATTATCTAAACACTTATAAACATTTCTTACTGATGTAACAACGTAAAAACTTGCATCAAATAAAGTAGTAGCTGTACTATAAGCAGTTTGTGTATTAGTTGTTCCTGTAATTCTTGTGCCATAGTCGTGTCTGTAATAATCGTAAACTGTATTTGTAGTCCAGTTTCTTCGTGGTATTACAAAAGCAATATCTGAAGTTGCTATTTTTTTAATAGCTAATAAGTCATTAAAAGTATAAAATTCTTCTTGTGGACTATCTGAAGGAGTTATTGCCGCTGAATCTGTACCTTGATTGTCCGTTCTTAAATCACCCCTTGTTTGTGTAGCCCACGCTTGAGGTCTACCAATGCCTAGGTAATAAGTTTCTGGTGATGCTTCTGAAAATGACTCGCTAAATTGTTCAGCGTTGTTGATTCTAAATTTGTTTGTTATAATTGCTGGCATAGTTTTTAGTTTCTTTTGTTATATTTATACAAGTTTTTCATAGTGTTATCCCAAATATCTTATCATAATAACAGCAGCTAAAGGTGGTGGTGCTAAAAAAGTTAAGGTTGTTCCTGATACTGTATAATCTGTTGTTGGTCTTAAACATAAACCGTTTTGAAAAACTAATATATTATTTACGTTATATAAATTAGTTATAGTAAAGGCTACTGTTGCTCCG